GATAATGTTACAGTGTTTTGAAAGCTTTCACCAAACGGTGTTTCTTCACCTAAACCAGATGTTATTACTCCTGCCGTTGTTGGTGATACATTAGCACCACCAGTTGCTACTTCTGTTCCTAAAGAAAAACTAGGTGCACCTGCTGTTGTTACAGCAAACTCAGCCGATCCTGTCGCTACTAAAGTTCCAGAGCTAGACGTAGCGGCTTGTCCAATGCTTAAACCAACGGTGCCTGCGTTGACGACAAAACCCGGTAAAGCTTCTGCTACACCAAATTGACCTATTGTTCCATGTCCTAATAGCATTACGGTTTACCTTGTCCTCTCGTTCTTTTGTGTAATTTTCTAGTGCTTTTGTTCTTTGGTCTACTTCTAGAAGAATCACCTATGCTTGTTCTTTTCTTTACTGGTGTAAAGTATAAATTATTTATGGTTTGCTTGGCCATGTTACATTCTGTGCTTTTTCTACTGTATCTAACCCATTTGTAATATCACGAAGATTTTGTCTGTATGTTTTCATATTATCTGACATTGTAACATCTGAATTAGCATAAAAATCTGTTTCCTCTAAAAGAGGTTTTCTTTTTAGTCTAATGTCTCTTAATTCTTCATCAAGAGTTCTACTAAAAGCTGTTACAGTTCCGTAATCACCTTTCACTGCGTTAGCATATATCACTCTACCATGTTCTTCTGTGTCACTATTAGTAGCAGTAAAAGGCAACCAATCTTGTGAACTATCTCCTAAATGAGAAAATTTTGCTTCACAATCAATTACTGAATTGTCTGCTTTTACATATTTACAATTTCTTACAGCTAATATTTCAATCATTATTTACTCCTATGATATTCTTCTCCAGCAACATCTGTCACCACTACCTGTACCACCCATCGCTCTCCAAGTTCCACTGCTTAAACTAGTGCCAGAGTGAGAATAAGTTAGATTAGAACCTGCAAGAGTATTACCATGTGTAACTGCTGTATTTGCTTGAGCAAGGACTAAAGTTCCAACGCTTGAACTTGTGTGATTTGCATGAGATTTTAAAAAATTTTCAATGGTAATACCTCTATTTGCACTAGCAGAAGTGTCAAATACTAATAATTTATCTCCTGTTGCAAGCGTACCGGTTTCTGCGGTAGCACCAGAAATGTCAACGCTTGTGTCCACTGTAGCAAAACTTAAAGCACCACTACCATCCGTTTTTATAAACTGTCCACTTGAACCATCCGCAGTTGGTAAAGTAAAAGTTGTATCAGAGCTTATTGCACCTGCCTTTAAAGCAACATAATTTGTACCATTATCCGTGTCTTCAAATATTCTTAATTCACCCGCACCAGTAGCACCGTTAGCGATACCCACAAAACCTGCGTCATTAATATCTAGTAATGTTCTTCCATCAAACTGATTAAACTTAATATCTTTGGCATCTGTTGCAGGTTGTAGCACAGTATCTCCACTAGAACCTTTAATGATTAAATGGTCTGAGTTTGCGATTTTAATTTCTATCTCATCATCAGTATCTGCTGTAATACTTGTGTCTGCATCTGCATCTAAAATTAGTTCTTGCCCGTTAAGGTCTAATGTTCCGGGTGTTTCTAAATTACCAGACAATTTTGCACTTGTAACTGATGCATCAGAAGGTGTAACTGTGCCACCAACTGCACCAGATATCTCTACGATAAAGATGCTCGCACCACTTGCAGGTGCTGTGCTAAATGTAATTGACGCACCACCACTAGCTAAAGTGTAATCAGTGCCCGGTAACTGTATAACACCATCATGAGACACTAATAGCTGTGCGGCGGCACCTACTTGTGTACCTAAACTAAATGTAGTGTTAGATCCGTTATACGTATTACCAGATGTATCTAGTACCTTGAATGTGCCCTGCTTAATTCCTTGTCCTATGTATGGCATCTATTACCCCTCTAGTTCAGCTTTAACTTCTTTAAATTTATCAATAGTCAAAATGTCTGGTCTATCTTTGTAAAGACTTTCTCCAGTTTCCATATTCATTTCGCCAGTAAAAAATTTAACATTAGTATCAATATCGCTTTGTGTGTTGATTTCTTTATCTCTTTCAACTACCTTAAATGCTCCATAAGAAGATTTTAAATTATTATCAGAAAGTATTTTACTAACAACTTCATGTGTTTTACTCATCCTGCAATCTCCATACAAATAAGATTTCCTGCACCACCATTCCCAACTCTAATATCAGCGGCAGTTGCCGCACCTACTTTTATTCTATAAGTTATTTCTGAAGTTGTGCTTGGTGAGTCTACAAACATATTAGCCATATTAAAAAAATGGTCTTCTGTTCCCGAATGACCTAAACCTCTACCAAACTCTGTGGCGATTTTTCCGCCACTAGTAAGTTCTGTAGTATTTCTAAAAAAGCTTGCTTTTATTCTTCCATCTAATTGGTCTGGCTCACCAACAGTGCCTAATAATAAAATTTTTGAAGAAGTCGCTGATGGAGTAATTGTTCGTGAAAGGTAATCTAAAAACGAAGTACCTCCACTTCCCTCTGAAACAACGCTTGTGCTAGTAGCTGATTGTACCTGTAAAATTTTACCTGCTGAAAAACTTGTTGCACCTGTTCCTCCATTAGTTGCGGTAAGTTCACCTGTTACCATGTTTTCTATATCTATTTTACTTAGTGCCATGTTTTACTCCTTTGGATATTTGTCTTTAATTGCTTTAATTGATTTGTACCACTCACCTGTTGCATCTAATTTACCTGCTGTAATGTCGTGATACAATTTATCGAGCTGTTCACCGAAATATGGATATTCTGTTCTTCTATCACGTTTATATTTATCGTTATCATATGCTGTTTTAAGCTCGGCTATTTTAGTTTCTAAGTCAGATTTTGCTATTGGTGTTGTTCCATTTAACCACTCAATACTATCGATATCTTGTTCATCAAACTTAAATTCAGCATTTTCATTTATTGCTTTTATTGCTTTAAATAACCAATTCATTATGCACCTATCTCTATTAATGTAATTGCTTTATTGTGTTCATTACTGCCACCAGAAATTATTTCCATTCCAGAGGTACCGGGGTCAATTAAAGCATTTAAAGTATACGTCAGCTCGTTCGTTGATGATGGAGAATCTAAAAATATAATTGATAAATTTCCTGCAAAAATCATGTCCATGCCAGAGTTTTCTGGTCTGTTATGTTCTTCCTTTGTATGATAAATCTGTGTTTCAGAAATACCAGAGTGATTTCTTGTTAATTGAAATTTAGCCAAAGTATTAGTAACATCCGCATTATTACTGTCACAAGCAAATTGTGCAGAAATTATAACTAAAACTTTAGATGAAGTTGTGGCACAAGTTATTGTATCTGATAAACCACAACCACCAAAACTTCCACTTGATATTGTTGTTCTGCTGTTAGATGAACTACTTTGAGCTTGTAATACTTTTCCTAATCCTACAGCATCAGCAATTTTTGCGGCTGTAACCGCATCATCTGCTAAATCTCCAGAGGCTATAGTTCCATCTGTAATTCCACCTGTAGGTATTGTTGTTTTACTCATGTGTTACCCCTCCTCTAATGTTTTAACTTTAGCCTCTAAAGTTTCTATTCTTGTCATAGCTTCTTGTAATGCTTTTATAGCTTTCATATAAAGTATAGAATACTTAACAGATTTAACTTGAGATTTTATTTCTTTTATATCTCCTATTTCTTTTCCGTCTGGTAAAGTATCACCATCTTGATATAAAGTTCCAAAAGAACTGTCACTTTTTATTTCACCTTTAGAAGGGTCTGTTTCTTTTACTAAACCATTCATCCCAGATGCCTCAAGTTCTTGTGCTATAACACCAATGTGAGTTGGTGCTTTATCGGCATAGTCCCTTACATCGTCTTTCTTTTTATAATTTCTTACTTTTATTGCTTTAATATCATCCCATTGAGAATTAGCATCTGTAATGTTATCCTTTATTCTTGAATCTGATAAAGTGCCATAAGTGCCATCATGGTTGTTAATATCACCATCTGAAGTTATTTTTATTCTACTTGTGGCATCATCTTCAAAAGAAAAAACTAAATTATCATTTGACGTATTGTCTGGTGTGGCGTTTGGATATTGAATTTCCATACCTCTTGGATTACTTGAGTGAGTAGCTCTTAACTGCATGACTTTTTCGCCATTAGAATCATATTGTACTTTTAATTTTGTACTATCTGCACCTGTTCCTATACCAACGTTTGAGTCAAATCTAATTCGCATAGCTTGAGTTGCAGTGCCAGAATTATTAACGAAAAAAAGTAAATCTGCATCATTACCACTACTCGATTGCAGTCCTTTAATAGAAGCTCCAGTTGTATTCCCTGCTGATGTGAACAATAAATTAGCGTAAGCTCCATTTGCATTTCCTGTTGTGTGAATATTAAAAGTAGGTGTTGTTTCACCAGAATTAGTTGATGTAATTTTTGTTTCACCTGTATCAATCATTGATACAATTGGAGTTGTACCAACAGTAGAACCTTTACCTATTATTAAATCATCTGCGGAATCATCCAAACCTATATAATAATCTTGAGCATTACCATCGAAAACTATCTTTGTGTCCTCTGCACCTGCATCACCTATTGTTAATGTAGGCGTTGAACCTGTAATTGTAAAAGAGTCTGTAGCAGATGAAGTATCTACTGTAGCAAAACTTAAAGTTCCGCTTCCGTTAGTCTGCAACACTTGACCATTACTACCATCAGAAAGATTAAGTTCTGTTACTCCAACAGAATTTGCACCCGGTGTGATTGTGCCTACACTCTTTGCTTGATGAACAACATAAATATTGTTTGTGCCGCTAGGAGGTGCACCAGTAAACGATAGTGTTGTTCCAGAAACAGTGTATGCTGAGTTAGGATCTTGTCTTACGTTTCCTACAAATACTTCTAAATCTAATGTTGAACCCGGTGCTACATCCAATGTAAAATCAGTTGTACTACCATCACCATTAAACCTCTTGCCTACAAGAGATTGAAAAGTATTCTGTGTATCTATAGGATTACCTACATATGCCATCTTACGTTATCTCCATTATTGACACGCAAATGTCAGCCGCACCAGATGCCGCCAGTTTTAAAACATCTGTCGTCTCCATTACTACTTTGTTACCACTTAATAGTTCTAGTGTTCCGCCAACAGGTATAGGTGCATTGGTAACTAATTCAACATCTTGGTTGGCTTCGTTATTTGCTCCTGCTCTGTTGGAAGTATCTGAACTTAAAGTAACAGATGCAGTGATCTGTCCAGTTGTTGTGTTACCTACCATAATACCAAGAACTACAGTTGTTGTAGAACCTGCTACTGTATAGATAACATCAGAACTAGTGACACCTGCTTTTGTTACTACTTTAAAAGTATTAGCCATTTATCCTCCTATTATCCTAATGCGATTGCTAAAGCTGTAGGGTCTTCACTAGAAAATCCTGCACTTGTTAAATATGTTTTTAAATCTGTTAATGCTACTTGTTTCATAGTACCTGCATCATTGGTAACTAATCTATCAGCATCTGCTAAAGTTGTAGATGTTGCTGATGTGTCTCCATCCATAACATTTAATTCTGTAGCGGTAGAAGTTACACCATCAAGAATATTTAATTCTGCCGCAGTAGATGTTACTGTAGTGCCATTAATCGCAAATGACCCACTAGCTGATATATTAAATGATGCATTATCCTCTATTCTTGCAACTTCAGTGCCATCTCTTTGTTGAAATATTAAATCTTTTGCATCAACAACAGGTCCTATTATAACGTCACCAGAAGAATTAGTTATTCCTAATATTTGTGTTCCACCATCTTTTAATTCAAATCCACCACCATCAGCGTCTAAAATAATACTAGAGGGAGAATCTAATGTTACATCGCCAGAAGATGTTGCTATTGTAACTGCCGCATCACCTGTGCTTATATTATCTGCTGCTACTGAAGATGACTCTGCACTAACATAGGTATTTAATTGTGATGCGTTAATATATTTTGTTGTACCACCATCATCAATTAAAAATTTGTCTGAATCAGCTACAGTTATTGATGTGCCATCTGTAGCTCCATCAACTTGCACTGCCGCACCAGAAACTTTATCTGCTGTAGAAATTGTTGCTAATTTAGAATCAGCTATTGCCGCACTAGCATTAATATCTGCGTTAACAATAACGCCACTACCTATTGCGGCAGTTCCACTTGATATTGTTATGTCACCACTAATGCCACCTTGAACATAAGTAGCCACTCTTGACATAGCGGCTTTTCTTTCTGTTCCTCCTGCACCATCGTCAACAATAATTAAATCTGCATCTGCAAGGTCAGCACCTATATCTGTTGCTCCATCTATTTCTAAAGCACCTATATCTACTTTACCTGCTGTAGAAATAGTAGAAAGTTTTGAATCCGCTATACTACCAGCCAACATTGCGTTAGTAACAGAACTATCTGATAAAGAAGGTGATGAAAACATATCATGCACTTCATCACTACCATCAACATAAATTATTGTTTTTTTACTTGTTGGTATTGTTACTGTTGCACCACCAGAACCTGCTGTGCATATAACAGAACTATCTGAACCATTATTAATGTAATAAGTTTTTTGTTTGTTAGGGAAAGTTATAGTTCGTGTTGTACCTGGAGAACCTGTAAATTTTATTACAGCGTGTCTTCCATTGTTGTCTGCTGTTCCGTCAGCAAAAGCTAAAGTAACATTACCAGACGCAACACTAACTTCTACATATCCACCTATCGCATCATCAAGTAAATCTATTAGTTGTTCGTTGAGTACGTCACCCCAACTTCCAATATTTTCACCATCTGCCTGTTTTACAAATCCTAATTGTGTATAAGCATTAGCCATTTAATTTGCCACTCCTGTTGTCCATGTTTCGTCTCCATCTGATGTTGTATCTATTAAAGACCAAAATTTTACAGTTCCTGTAGAACCTGTTCCTGTTATTCCAGTTACAGTATTTACAGAAGCTGTTCCTGTTATATTTGCAGATAAGTCTGCTAAACTTAACCTAAAATTATCGTATCCAACTTGATTAATTAAAGCACTACCAGATGCTTCTTCAGTTCCTAATGCAAGTGTTGCTGCTATACCTGTTTCAGTTAAAATAATTCCATCATTCCAACCATCATCACCATACGCACCTGCGTTCCATCCACCAGTGCCCTCTGCCATTAACTAATCCTAATTAACGCTGTGTTGTGTGCTGCTGTTGGAAATTGAACTTGAAAAGTTCCGTTAGATGATGAAAAATCAGAACCAAAATCTAAAACTGCTATTGCTGCATTTGATTTACTATTGTTATAAATTAAAGCTCCTCTTGCAGTAATAGTAGCAGAACTGAAAGTTGGGTCTGCTGCATCAAAAAAAGCAACTCCGTTTGTTGTATCTAATGTTACTGATTGACTTGACAGAGTAGTTCCGCCTGCTGTGTAACCAGTGCCAGATACTTCATTAGAAGTTGTGTACGCAGTTGTTGTTGCATTTAAAGTAGCACTTGAAGTGTACAAAGCAAGTTTAATAGTGTCACCACTAGTTCCTAAATTTTGTGCTCCATCAAGACAATCTTGTTTAAATACGTTAGTTAAAGTTTGTGTTATTGACATTATAATCTCCTATGTTCCCATTTCTTTTAAATAATTTTCTCCCATCACATTTGCAGGAGCTGTGAAGTCATCTCTTCTTCTTCTTCTTGCTTGATTGTTTATAGATTCAACAGCTTGTTTATATCTGTCTGAATATATAACATAGTCCTCTCTACTCTTTGTAAAAGTAGATGCTTCCATAAGACAACCATACAAAAGTAAATCTTGTGCGTTTTCTGTTAACCAGTTTGTAGTATTAGTGCTAGAAAGTTCTGCTAGTCTTCTAGAATATGTCATTTCTATTCTAAGTGCAGCACTAGGAGTTGGTGCAACTAATATTGCAGTGTCACTATAATTAGACCAATACTTTGGTGTTCCAGTGGTTGCAGAGTTTTTCCAATAATCATAGATAAACTCATCTGTTCTTTTTTCTAAAAATACTCTTTGTGAATCAGAGTTAATAAGTAAAAAATGAAATATAACTTTTGCATCTGCTGGTTTACTTACAAATCTATCTCCAATATTAAATGTAGAGTTTACTGCTTCATGAAAAGCATATGGGTCTACATCTCTAGATATTCTTTGTTCTGCTAAAGATATAAAGTTTGCAGTTTCATTTTCGAACTCTGTATTGTCGTTTTCCATCCAATCTTTTATATCTTGTGTAAGAGTAGAAAAAGTCATTGTTGCCATAATTACCCCACATCATCTATTAGTGCTGCAACGATTACATCTGCACTTGCATCACCAGCATCACCTATGTCAGCACTTATTGCATGAATATCTGCTACAGTTGCATTTGGTAATCTACAAAACCAAGATTGTCCTGGTCCTACAAAAATACCATCTGCTAAATTAAAAGCTGCTGTGCCTGCATCTATAGAAATAACAATACCATCAGCGGTGCTTGTATTTTTAACAAATAAAAACTTAACTTTGTCTGCTGTAGCAACTGCTGTGGGTGCAGTATCTTGATCTACTGCTGTGTAATCTATAAAATTACCTGCAATTAAATCT